TGACCATATTGTTGCGCTCCTTTTAGGGCAGCACCAGAAATCAAACCGCCACGGGAAGCAGCTTGCCTGTCCAATGCTTTCTGACCTTCAGCCAACCTAAACGCATAGCCTGGGTCTTGCTGGAATTGCGCCATGCCAAACGGTTGAGCAGCATAGCCATAGCCTTGTGCGCCAGCCTGACCACCAATCCCAAGTAACTCCATCAAACGATTTTGACCCGTAAGTCCAGCTTGGCGAAACGGTTCTTGAAGCTCATTTTGCTTCTGAAACATTTCACGCTGAAGTTCAATTGCTCTATCGCTTGCTGCCGAAGAAGCATCAGCAGCAGATTGTGCTGCTTTTGACTGCTGACGGCTACCAAGCAAGGTAGCAGCAGCAGGAATAATAAACGACCAAGGCATAATTTAATCCTTCAAAACATTTGCTATCTTGATAAGTTCTATCTCATCGTCAGGCAAAATTTCAAACTCTGTAGCGTGAACACAATACCAAACCACATCTGTTAGTGATTTTACGCCGTGATGTTTTCCAGCTTCAATTGTCAAGCAAGCTGGCGCATGTACAACAGATACAACATCGTCAATCATTAACTCCACTGAACCACTTGCCAAAATAGACAAGTGATCATGCTCATGTTTGTGCTGGACTAAAACATAGCCTGCTGGAATGCGAGATTCCTTTGCATAAACACCAGAACTAAAATGATGTTCTATCAAGAAATCACCCGACCAGACACTCGCAGATTGATGGATGTGGCCGTGCCAGCAATGGCAGAGATGAACCCGCCAGGATCAAGTGCCTGTCCAACCAGTTCTGGAAACGTGTAAGTTTCCGCAGGTTGAAGTGCCTTGGTCTTGGTGATCAAGTTTTGATTGCCTGCTGTATCTGACAAAGTAACCAAGTTCACACTGATAGTTGCTGCTGCACCACTGTAGTTGGTGGCAGTAAATTTATCAATGAGTGTGGTCACATTAGAAGAAGTGTAATAGGTTGTCTGTGTGACCGCAGCAATCTGTGCTGGTACAAGAACTTTGACGGTAACTGCCATGATGATCCTTTATGTCCACGCTGGGAGATAGTAGTTGGTTCCGTTGACTTTGACAACTAACCAAACATTGTTAGAGTTTGAGCCGGGCTTGTTGGTGCCAATATAAGTTCCGGTGCTTGCGCCTGTAGTGATGGCAGCAGATGGGAAATCAACAGTACCAGAACCTACTGTTAAATCTAAATTCCCATTGACTTGGAAGTTCTGATTGCTTCGCAAAACACCAGCCGACTGTCTATACAGTTTTGTATCTGGGGTTGCACTACCACTTCCCCATTCAACAACACCGGCAGCAGTTACATCAAATACTGGTGTATTAGCTACAGATTGAGCAGAAGTACCAACAGAAATTGCATGATTTGTAACATCATTTAACAAAATTCCGTTGTACCAACCAGCACCACCAATTTTAGTTATATGAATACCAGCAAAAGGTGAATAAGTAGAAGCAGTATTGATGTAAGCCCCAATGCCGCATTCTGGGTACGCACGACCTAAACCACCATAACCGCCTTCATTAGAACAATCAAGTTCTGTCGCAGTTACTTGTGTGCCACCAACAAAACTATTTATCCAAGTTTGAAACAATCCACCAAGCAAAGAATTGTTAACTGTTCCTGTGGTTCCCCTAGCGGCAACACCAACAACAGCAGCATAATCATAATTAAGCATTGGATTAATAAATCCATATGAACTGCAATTAACTAATGAATAAATACCTGCACCTGCTGTAGAAGAAGCTCCATTCATATAGTTAATTTGTTGGAAATTTTGACCAAGACTTCCAGCATTTGCTGTAATAGTTGTTGGACCAACAACATAAAACGGTTTGTTGCCATCTCCTGTTGTCATCATGGTGGCAAACGCACTGCCAACTGATGCGTTATAGACGCCTTGAAACGTGCCGTTTATTGTGCTAGACAGTGTTCCAGCGGAATATTGGAGTCCAGTTCCTATAACTGCTGTACTTATAGAAGTTCCGTTGCCTGTCAGTACACCAGTTTGTGTTGTAGACAATGTAATGGCAGGGGTCGTAGTTGGATTAGACACCGTACCAGCAAGGCCATTAGCAGATACCACTGATACGCTAGTTACAGTACCTGTTCCACCTGATGCCGTGGAATTGATAGTTTGATTAGGCCAACTACCCGTAATTGTTACGTTAGTTCCGGCAACTAAAGCAGGCGTAGATGTACCCGTTCCACCATTTGCTATTGGCAGCAATCCTGTTACACCAGTAGACAAAGGAAGACCAGTTACATTTGTTAGCGTTCCTGATGATGGCGTACCCAAAGCACCGCCAGATACCAAATAAGATCCAGCAGGTTGCTTATTGTTAAAAGTATTCCAATCCGTGTTTGTTAAGTAACCGCTAACGCTTGTTGTGGCTGCTGGCATACTAATTACAGGAGTGGTGCCACCCGTACTAGCTACTGGAGCTGTTGCAGTTACAGAAGTAACTGTGCCATTAGCTGTATTGCTAAGAGTCCCACCTACAAAGGAAAGTCCCGTACCAATAGTTACTGGAGCGAATCCAGCAACACCATTTTCATATTGGATTGCTGTACCGCCTGTTAGTCCTTTAACCGAAAGCGTACTAGAAGAGTATTGAAGACCAGTTCCAACAGTAATGTTAGAAAACTGACCAGAGCCATTGCCTCTAAGAATTTCAGTACCTGTAGTGGCATTTATTGACAATGTGCTAAAAGCATACTGAAGACCAGTACCAATTACTGCGTTACTGATAGATGTACCGTTACCCGTCAGAATGCCAGTTTCAGTTGTTGACAGTGTAATTTCTGGTGTTGTCGTTGGATTCGCAACCGTACCCGACAACCCATTTGCAGTAACAACTGACACTTTTGTCACTGAACCACCAGAACCTGCTGGCGGCACAGACAACTGCAAATCTTCTAGACGGTCAGAAATTTCGTCATACTTTGCCGTTAAAACAGCAAGCTGAGTTTCTGTATTGTCAACAACAACATTGGTAGCTGGCAAAACATCTACAACAGGAACTACAACATCTATAACTGGTGCTTTTTGTAGGTCTTCTACAGTTACATCAGAATTACCACTACCAGTAAGAACAAACAGATTAAGAAAGAAACGATACCATTCCCTTGACATTAGACCAGTACGGTCGTCAATAAATGCAACGCGAGGTGCGGGAATGTTTGTGATGTTACGCATTGGTAGCAGTTACAAAAAGTTCAGCGCCCATGATGGCAATTTTCACTGGATCAGTACCAGAAACTTCATAAACTCGATCACGCAACTTTAATGTCATACCAAGACGACGCCAAAATACTCGACGGTAATACTCACCAATTTTACCAATTTTCGCAGAATACTCATTGGACCATGTGTGACCACCATCATCTGACCAACGTAGCAAAACTTCTGGATCGCTACCTTGAATAATTGGAGTTACATTTTCACTAATCAAAAAATTATCATTTTGAGTAATTAGATAATTGTCATCTTGAGTTTTAAGATAAATTGCTTCAGCAATCATTGATCCACTAATACCTACTCCAGATTCGCAATCAAGTTGCAAACTGTGATGAGCAGATCGTTTTAGATCATTTTTGCCTGTAGCCAAAGCTCGCCATGAACGAAGCCACTTTTGAACTTGTCCATTGTCAGCGTACACATCAAGATCAAACGTGTAAAGATTGCTATTCTCAAAATCTCCAACAACAATTTGACTGTTAAAGGACATTTGACAGTTTGAACGATGCCTTGTGAACTGTGAATTTTCCCAGCCAGCACGCTCATGCCATGCTTGGGTAGACACATCGTAGACCCAAGTCGCATTGGCTGATGGGAACGTCAACACATAAAAAGCATGGCCTTCTTGCTGATAGGTGTAAGCAATGGCGTCTGAAATGTTGCCGTACTGAGCAATGGCATACTCAATGGCATGGGTACTTACCCTAGTTCCTGTGTAGCCATTGGCGCGATACACAATACCCTGTCCACGGGCGTCAGAACCCAGCCAGAACAGCGCGTTATCCAGTTTGGCTACCGAGTATGCAGCAGC